TAAATAAAAAATGCGTTTTTTTGCGTTTTATGACCCTATCCATACTATCCACGTGACTGAGCGCATGTTTATCGGTTGAGAGATGTCTATTAAAATCATATTTATTAGACGTTATATAGTCACATTTGCTGCAATTATATTTTTTTGCGTTTTTTGCGTTTTTTTTACTATCCATTTTACTATCCATTTTATTTTGTGACTAGAAAATTTCTAAATGGATTTTTTATAACATTTTTTTTATAGAAAATTTTATGCTAAGGAATTGATTGATCTAAAAATGGTTTTGTGAGCATTATCGTCTAAAATCACTTTTTTGGAAAATTGTTAAATTTTTTGTTCAATTCTATTTTGGACGAATCAATTTTGGACATACTTTTCTTTGTCCATTTTTCAAAAATCGAAAATAGAATTGGAACGAAAATTTGATGTTTTTTTCATGGTAACACAATAAATATATACAATGTATTATTGTAGCATTATATATCGTAACATGTAATAAATCCAATTTCATTTATATATTTTCAGTCACAATTATGAGAAATATATATGGACAATTTATGTCCAAAAAATCGGTCTCAACTTGTGTTTAATGAATAGAATGTCAAAAATAGGGGATGGCATTTTTTGTATTTTTATTAGTAAATTTTGAGAGAAATATATTAGAAAAATATTAGAAATAAAATAGGCAATTGATTTAAAAATTTTACTATGCAAATGTATAGAAATGGTAAAAAAAATAGATGTTGATGAATTATTAGAAGCATTAGATAAAAATGAGAATAATCAGTCTATTATGGATTGTACCACATCAAAAATCCAAAAAGACAAAAATGATTTGTTGCAAAAATTGCACTTTAAATCATCTGATATTAAATCACTTTTAAATAAATTAAAAGATTATAGGTTTGTGGATGAAATAAAGGACTTAAATTATGGATGTTACGTAAGGTGGATTAATATGATTGACCCTACAAATCTTAAGGTTACAAATGGAGGTTTTATTTGTGACATGAAAGCATCTAATTCTGATTACATTATATCGTGCAAAAATGCTCTGAACCATTATTTTTCGTTCCGTGTTTCTGAATGCTTAATATTTCAAAAATTAACTAATTCTGAAAAATTAATTTTAAATGCGTTAGATTATATTGAAAAAAACAAATAAATTTTATTTATTTTTTATAAGTGTTTTTCGTTTTATTAATTTTATTGTTGTATTTTTCTTTGGAATAAAACGTGGTTTTTTTTTGCATGAAAAAGTAAAATCTTGCAAACCTTTTTTATGTAAAACTGACGTTTTGCAAATTGCAATTGAACGTGCCTCTTTTAAAGTTTTACTTTTTTTTTGAATTTTTTTAATACACTTGCATAATTTATTTGCTAAAATATCTTCTGCTAAAGTTTTAATGACATTTTTAGCTGTCGTTTCATTGAATGGTACATTATAAAATTTCAAAATAGTAATATAATCTGATTGTGTAAGTTGATTATTACCCATTCGTTGATATATAATTAGAATACTTTTTAGTAAAAATGTTGAAATATTATTATGTTATATAAAAATTTACGCATATAACATTTTTTATATAAAAATCTCTTTATAAAATAATGTTAGACCATAATTCTAAAATAGTAGTTTTTGATTTAGATGAAACACTTGGCTATTTTGTAGAACTTGGCATGTTTATTTCATCGATTGAAACAATTCTAAACATTGAAATAGACGATGATGAGTTTATACGCATATTGGACTTATATCCAGAATTTTTGAGACCAAAAATAATGAAAATTTTAAACAGAATTAAAAATAATAAAACACGAAATAACAATACAAAAGTAATGATTTATACAAACAATCAAGGTTCTAAGGATTGGATTATTAAAATTAAAAAATATTTTGAATATAAATTAAATTATAAATTATTTGATCAAGTTATTGCTGCATTTAAAATTCAAGGAAAACAAATTGAACCAAATAGAACAACACATAATAAAACCTTTACGGATTTTATGAGATGCACAAAACTTCCAAAAGATACTCAGATATTTTTTATTGATGACCAATATCACCCACAAATGGAACATCCAAATGTCTATTATGTTAATATCAAACCATATTATTATGCATTACCATTTCAAGAAATGATTGATAGATATTATAATTATAAAAATATCCAAATAGACAAAACTCAATTCGCTGAAAATGTAACTAAATTAATGGAAGCATATAACATGCCAATGCCTGTTAAGAATGAAGAAGAATTAAAAATTGATGCAATTGTAACAAAATACATTCTTAAGCATCTAGATGAATATTTTGATGCAAAATCAAAATCACCAACCATAAAAAATAGAACACTTATAAAAAAAACGAGAAGATTTAAATAAAATATAGTGAGTTATGCTATATTTTATTTACAACTTATGATGCAATAATTTACCGGTGTTAATGACATCAATTGTGTTTTTAACGTTATTTTTTATCATTGGAATAACTGAATGATTTAAGGTTGATGCAATTGACTGTTGTAAATATTGTGTAATAGTTGTTGTTAATGCTAAGAATATTCCTGCTGAAAATACTATTTGTCTGTCAAATTCGGTAAATGCAATTTTAACAAATGGATTAAAACGAACGATTAAAAATAGGCTAACATATATTTTTAGTAAAACATTTAATGTAGTTAAATACTCAGGCGCTTTAGTGTAAATGCTTAAAATAGATAATGCATATAACACATATGATGTATACAATACAAACTTGTATATTTTTTGTTGAAAAACAGAGACCATTATATCAAATATATATATAATTGAATATTTATATTTGATAAGTTAAAGTGTTGAATAAATTATTATAATTGTGTTTTTTTCATATATTTACATGTTTGCATTGCATGTTTTATAAATATTTAAAGTTCTTGCGCTTGCATCATTTGCATTAATAAATTTTGGCATCCAAAAATAAGGGACCAGTTTTTCGCAATAAGGATAGCATTCATCAAATATAGAACGATAATATCTTTGTTCTGTAGTCATTGGACACAAATGCGCGTCATTGGAATATGATCTTAAATTATAATCAATATTATTTACCTTCTCAGTGATAATCTCATACCATGAACGGGAATGCGCACTAACGCCATCACTAAATGCCTCTTTTGTTCTCCATAATACTTCCTTTGGCAAAAGTGTTGGGTCAAATTGTTCAATCGAACGACGAAGCAACCATTTTTCAGGTTTGCCAGGTGTATAGCGATATTTTAAAGGCAAAGACAAGTATGTTTGCACAAACCCGCGGTCTAAAAAGGGTGTTCTTGGTTCGAGTCCATTTGATGAGATTGATTTATCAGAACGCAATACATCGAACAAATAAATGTCAGTTAATAAACGTTTAATTTCTTTGTCAAACGACAAAGCATCAGGCGCGTGATGAAAATATAAATACCCGCCAGTTAATTCATCGCTTCCGTCTCCATTAAATATAACTTTAGCATTGCTTTTTTCAGAAATATATTTTGCCACTAAATAATTCCCAACGCTAGCTCTAACAGTTGTTGTATCATAACTTTCAATCATTTTAATCACATGTGGAATTGCATTAAAAAAATCGTCTTCTTGAATAATAATTTCAGTATGATTAGAACCGATGTGATCTGCTACCATGCGAGCGTATTTAAAATCTTCTCCACCAGGCATTCCAATAGAAAATGTTTCCAATTGTCTAGAATAATTTTTAGCGACTAGAGCAGCAACGAGACTACTGTCTAATCCTCCTGACAATAGACATGCGACTGGACGGTCTGTAGTTCCCACTACACGTTTTTGCACTGCATTTGAAAAACTATCATATACTGTTTTAAATACATTTATCGTTTCTGGACTATTTTCATCAAACTCCATAATATATTTACATTCTGTATTATTAATGTGCGGCGTAATGTGACTTACAAATGGAAATTCAGTATAACGCTTGCAATATATATCAAATGAATATGATGCATTAATCATATTTGGCTTACATAGTTTTGAATAAGTTCCTGGAGGATACTGAATAATATTAAATTCACTAAAATTATTGGCATTTTCATTGGTATCTTTTTTCATATAGAATATATCATTATGTGTCGTTTCAACATATGCTAGTTTTTTATTTGATTTAGTCAAGAAACCACTTAATGATTTTAATTCACTTGCAAATCCAATTATATTATCATTTGTTAATTCAAAATCATTTTTATTTAATTTATTTTCAGGATTATGAGCATCATTCATGGTTGTAGAATATAAATACAAAGGTCTTACACCATGCGGATCCCTAGCAACATATATAACAGGTTCTTCATTTATATTTGATTCATCCATAAGAATAAACGAAAAATATCCATCCAATAACGTAAGCATATATTCTATTCCAAAACGTTTGTATAAATGGATGATAATTTCACAGTCAGAATTTGTTTCAGGTGTCACATTAATCAATGAATATAGTTCTTTATAATTGTAAATCTCTCCATTGCAAATTAAAGTAACATTATCAATGCACAATGGTTGATTTGAAATAGAATTTAATCCATTAATTGCCAAACGATGAAATCCAAAATACACATTATATCCTATTCTCTTATATTCAGTGTCTTCTGGACCTCTTTCTTTTCCTAGCATAAAACAGTTATTCACAATGTTTGCATTAAATGTGCTTCTGTTATTTATCAAAGCAAAAATTCCACACATATTTTATTAATATAAATATCAATGTAATCTTTAGGTATTTTGAATAATATATTATATTATATTATAGTAAATGAACACTTATATGCATACATTTAATGAAACAGACAATATTAAACAAGGACATTGTGAATTATATTATCGAGAAGATGAGAGATTAGAAGCGAATAAAAAATTATTAGAGCGCAATTTACCGTCAGGATTTATGGAAACATCATTCAGTATGCGCCCAGTATCTACAAAATATGCAACAATGCCTATTTTTGACCAACGCGCGCAAAGTGATGTAACTATTACTTGTGGACCGTTTTTTAATGTCGGCAAAACATTCAATCCAGGAAATGCTCAAGGTCCATGGTCAGGGTTTGCATCAAACGTCGATGTTGAAACTATTCTAAGAAATCAAGCATTTGCACTTCAAAAAGGCGATCAAGCGACATATGTTCCTGAGAGCCATAGTGATTTATATGTGAATACTATTACAGAAGAGAATGATTTAAAAAACCAACCGTTTCCCGGTTTATTTGATGAACAAAGATTTGCTCAATTTAACCCCAATAATTTTGATTTAGGGCAAAATGTATTTAACAATTACACTAGACAGCAACTTAAAAACTTTGACGAAAAATAAGTACAATTTATTAAATTTAATAATATTATTTATTTTAATTTTAATGTATAATATGACAACTTTGCAACCTAGTAATATTGATTTAATTACTCTTGAATGTTTAGTTAATCCTGATGTATATGAAAAATTTATTAATAAAACAATAGGCACGTCTGACCGCGCATTAGTAAGTAAAACAGAACGCAAATTTTACCGCAAACGTATATTAAATGCAACTAAACAAATGCTTAAAAATGATTTTAATGGGATAAATGAACATGTAAAAGAAGGATTTATTCATTATATGATGACGTTAATTACTTATTTTAAATATTTAGATACACATGAAATATTGCAGAATGACTATAAAGACATGAGCGCATCAAATTTACACGCAAATGAAAATAATGCCAATATTGATAACATTGACGATGACTTTGGTTTAGATGATGACGATGATAATGAAGAGATTTCAATAAATAAAACAAATGAAATGTTATATAATGCCCCTCAACATAACAAAAAGATAACATTAGATAATTTTGTTATAACAAAAAAACAAAAAACAAATCAGGCTAAATTTTATCCACACAAAAAAGAAGTTGATTTAACAAATCCTGAATTAAAAAACAAAGGATTAAAAAACGAGAAAAAAATCAAAAAGGATAAAAATGATAAAAAAGAAAATACTATTAATTAGTATAAGTGATATTAGATAATATGTCAAAACAAGGAAAAATTATTAAAAAACTTAATGAAGTTCCGCATACGCCTACTCTCAATAAATCTCGTCCAAAAACTCTTAAAAACAATCATGGACAAATTAAAATGGAATTAGTTGAAGAATATACGCCAAATGGAATTAATAAAACGCGCAAATTTCGTCCAGTTAAATGTAGCCCAAAACAATCAAATGAATTAAATAATTTTACATGTTATACTGACGAATCATTGATTAAATTAAGAGACTATTGGAACTCAAGACATCCAGACCATTTAATTACATCAAATAATAGTCGAGACATTTGGAAACATTTGAAAAAATACATGGATAAAGTATGTGATACAGAGTCTTGTTGGTTAAGACAGAAATTTATTATCAATAATTTAGACAATGAGCTATTAAATTATACATTCTCTCCAAAGCAACCTTCGTCATGGAAATCAAATAAAAATACATGGCTAACTAGTATTGAAATTGAACAATTAATGAAACAATATGAACATGCATTTCCGTGTTTTGCGTTTATAGGTCCATCTCCTATAGATTTTGATTCTAAAAAATTATACGACGAATGTGTATGGGAAGAATTGTGCAAATTTGATTTAAACGAATATTTAAAACGAGGTAAAACAAAAATAGGCATAATATTTAACACAGATCCACATTATAAAGATGGATCACATTGGATTGCAATGTATATTGATGTTCGAAAGAAATTTATATTTTATTTCGATAGCAATGGCAATGTTGCACCAAATGAAATTAAAGCATTGCAATCTAGAATAAAGGATCAAGGATCAGCAATTGGAATTAATTTTATAGTTGATGAAAATGCTCCATTAGAACACCAAAAAGGAAATTCTGAATGTGGAATGTATTCTATGTATTTTATCATCCAGTTATTAACCGACAACAAGACAATTGAATATTTTAAAACACATCGAATTCCAGACAGTGAAATGGAGAAATTGAGAAATGAATATTTTAATAGTGACTTATAGGTTTATAAACAATATAAATAATTATTATTTATTATATATATTGCAACTACATTATAGTAAATGAGTGAATTTAAAACTAAAGAAAATAAAGGTTTTATGTGGGATTTATTAAATGAGCAAAAATTATTTGATGGAATCTCTCCATCTTATCAAAAAGATATTCAATCAAGCTTTGAACAAATGATCGAGAATGTTGACATTCAATATACTTCAAAAGGTTTGATTGATAAAAATAAAGAAGTTATACGTCTGATGGTCGGTCAATTAGAATTGTATAAAAAACAAACTCAGGCACAATTGCAGTCACAACAACAGTCACGAACAAAAATTACAAACAATCAACAACAGAATGATCCAATAATATATAAGGCAGAAGACATCCATCAAGACCGTCAAAGTAAAATGGACATTGCATTTAAACAAAAACAGAATGAATTTAATTCCTTTAAAATGAAGTCTCCTCAAGATATTAGTTTTGCCGATAAAAAGGATGAACCTATTGGTGATGACATGGACAATTTAATTGCAAAGACTATTGCGATGAGAGAAAAACAATTAAACCAATTACTAGAAACCCAAAATCCTGACCAATTAAATCGTGCAGCAAAATGGATAGATAATGGAAATAATGTAAACACAACGGGAAAGGTAATTAATTTAAAAATTGGTGGAGATACGGAACTGAATGATAAAATAGTAACACTTCCTTCAAGTATTCAAAATAATTCTACAAGAGCAATTCATAACAGTTCTAATAGTCGTGACAAAAAAGTTTCATTTAATGATGCAGATAATATTGTATACCCTGTTCTATCCCATGCAGATGCCATTGTGGAACAAAAACCAGACAATATAGAATTAAATTTTTTAAACCGTCTCAAACGCACAACACCTGAACCTCAAATGAATAAAAATGATATAGATGAGTTAAAAATAAAAATAGATAAGGTATTATTTAATCAGGAAGAAATCATCAAGTTTCTACAAAAAATGTAATAATCTGAAACTGATGTGCGAAATTTCTTTAAACTGGTTTAAAATAAATATATTTATACGATTTCCAATGTTTCTAATAGTTTGAATATTTTTTCTATATTTGAATTGATGTTACTAATTTGTTCCTTAATGTGATTTACATCATTTACAACAGTCATATTCCGTGGATTTTCTTTTTGATTGCTATTGTGGGTTTTATGAACTATATCAATAATTTGTTCTTCGTTTAGTGGTGAAGGTTTGTTGATAATTTCATTGATTGGATTATTAACAAACATTTTGTAAGCAATTTCTTTCATAATGCGTTTATGATGTGTTGAAAGTTTTTCTTTTTTATCTATTTTTTGTGCTAATTCTTCAAGCAATTGCATTTCTTCGTCGTCAGTTAATTTAGTTCCATTATAGTTATTATTTGATTTCATAAGTTTATAAATAATGTTTCCCATTGTGTTTAATTTATGTTGATAATACTTTATAAATTAAATGGTATTCTTTTCAATTTTATATTTTATATTTTTTGTATTTTATACTTCTTCTTTCCAGTTTCTTGATCAACAAATACTTGCAAGCGTCCAACAGGAACAATAACTCCGCGCTTGAAATTTTCTAACTCATATAATTCATTGGTTAACTTATTAAGGGCATAAGAAATTCCATTTGGCAAAGTTATCTCTTTGGCAGCAATCTTCACATTCTTTTTATTGCCTTTTGCTTCAATGTCTTGCTCTTCTTCTGTAATGGTTGGGACATATGCAAATTTGTCTGGATTTGATGTTCCAAAACTAAAACATTGTAAATTCTCATTGTCTGAACCAGCTTGCAATACACAGTCAATTGATGTTTCTTTAATCGATTTTAATATTTGCTTACTAATATTTTCTTTAATTGTTGCAATTTCATATAATGCTTCGTCACTTGTTAGTGGTGTTTCGCGGTCAACCTTACTAACGTCTTTCAATCGCAATTCGCGCGAACCATCGCTTGTTATTTGTTTATTTGTAAATGTCATAATATATAAAAATACCTTGACGTTTTGCAATTCAACTGGCAAATTAGTGTGACTACAAATACGGACTGCACGACCAATGACTTGTTCTAAACGGACAGGATGCCAGTATGGTTCAGTTAAATGAACATATCTAATGTTTTTCAAATCAATGCCTTCTGCTCCAGATGCTGTAATCATAAGTGTTTTTATAATCTCTCCACGATAATTATTTGGGTTCATTTGCTTGATTTCATTTGCAATAGTTGTAGGTATATCTTTCCAATCGCTATTAACAATATTACGAATTATTTCCTTTTCTTCAACCGTTTCTGTTCCTGTATATAATGCGAATTTTGGTTTATCCATGTCTTCAGGCGCAATGTCAAGCACCCATTGATTTAATTGATTTTTGCGTATCTTAAATTGAGCAAATCCATTTGCCTTTAATACTAAACTGATAATACCGATGCCTTCTAGGGTTCTAAACTGTGAATAAATAAGATGAATGCCAATATGCTCTGGATCTAATATATTTTCAAGAATGTGTAAAAATTTAGGACTATATGTTTCAAGCCCGTCTTTTGATAAATAGGCATCACGACGTTCCCACAATTGGTCAAGAGCTGAATGAATGCGTTGATCATATGTTGCATCAACACCTGCCGGTTTAACGTCAGCTTCATCTGCCTCATAACGCCCATCAATATTATCGATTTTTTCTTGCGCATTTGCTGCATCAATATCATCTTCATCTTCAATTGTTTGTATAGCAGCAAGAATTGTCTCGTTTTCCTTTGGCATTGGTCGAGCTATTTGAGGAGAAGGGAAAACGAAGTTGCAGAAAGCTCTTGAAAAAATGCGGTAGGTTGACATTGATTCTTCATAAACGTCATCATTCTTCTTTTTCTTTTTGCGCTTAGCATTAGTTTCCTCCAATGAACGTTCATCAGAACGCGCCTCTTCATATGTATTAAACTGTGTATCGCTCATCGGAATTTTAATGACTTCAAAATCAGTGCTTTTACTATATCTAGGGAGCAACTCTTCAATGCTACGGAAATAGGATGTAAGACCTAATATACGGCGTTTAAACATATCAATGTTTTTCATGCTATTATCTTTAAGATCAATGAAATAGTTTTGAAAATCTTCTAATTTATCTGGAAGAGCTTTAAATCTCTCAACTTGGATGCCATTTGGCGCAACAGTAATGTTTTCTTTCTTAAGTGTTGAAGTAATAATCTTAACAAAATCGTCATCACTAACTTGACCATTTTCATTAAGAGAAACACCTTCATATTTATCATTTTTAACGCGACCAATAAATCCATAAGGATTTCGGTTAACTATTAAAGTTGTAGATGTAGCTCGATATTCAATATAATCTAGCAATTTCTTTGTCGATGATTTAGATTGAAATAACTCTTTTAATGTTTCTTGTGAAATCTTTCTATCAGAGCTTACATTGAGTTTAAAATACCATGTTTTAATAAGTCCTCGAATCATATTATAGGCAATCGCTATTTCATTTGGATAGTTAATCATTGGCGTTCCTGACAATAAAACAATCTTGGCGTTATCTGCATCCATTATGTATTGGTATAATTTCATTGAAATACTTGGTTCAGACTTAGAACTGCCTCTTGATATTTTATTTACAATGCGACTGACAAAATTATGAACTTCATCAATAATGACAACTGTGTTGTCAAAAGGATTTTTAATATTTCCTTCTGTAAGCTCATCTAAATGTCTTCTACGGATACCATTATAATTAATAAATTTATATTTGGAACGTATCATTTTATTTAATTGATTGTCAAGACTTTCCTTTTCTGTAGTAGTTAAATTGTCATAGTTTGATTTCTTTTTAATGTTGACTAACCACGCGCCTTTCTGTTTTTCAATATAATCAATTGGTAACGATAAAGTATATGACAATGTGTTAGTTAATTCTGGATTGTTAGCGGTGCTTATGAATTCCCAGTACTGTTTCTTTTTATATATATCATCACCACATTTTTTGAGTGATTCAATATAGTTTGTCCTTAATGATGCAGGGGTCATCACAATAATTTGTTTATCTGATTTAATTCCTTCTGCAATTGCAATAGATGAACACGTCTTTCCTGAACCTAATCCATGATACAACAATAATCCTCTATATGGTGTATATAAATTAATATAATCGCGCACGATATTTTGATGTGTTAAAAGCTCGAATTTTCCGTCATCTTTTCTCTCACATGAAAATGATTTTTTGTCCTTTTGGTATTCATTTTTATAAGTGTCAAAGAGGGATGATATGAAATTAATAAATATTTGGCGATTGTTCATATAATAATCAGATGCTTGTATTTTAACTTTTGGTCTTACTGCTGGCAATCTCTCGTTTAATACTGTATCACCAATGCGAATAAGAGACAATGGACCTTCTTGGACAATTTCACTTGGTTTTTTTGTTCTGCGTTTCTTTTCTTTTTTCTGTTCTTGTTTTATTTTAGTGTCTAATTTTTCAATCTCTATTTTTTCTGTTTCGAGTTCAGTTAAGTCTTCGTCTTCAAATACTAATTTAGGTTTTTTATGTTTTTTAATAGATTTAACTGGAATAATTTCAAATTCTTCTTCTTCGCCTTTTATTGTTTCATCTTTTTCTTCCTCTTCTTCAATTATAAATTGTAGAGCTTTTCTTGATTTCTTTTTTAAACTCTTTTCTTTTTTAGGAACATTAATCGAAACTTGTTCTTCTTCTTTTTGTTCTACTAATGGAGAGATATTAATAATAGGTTTTCCTTTTTGTGGAATTATTGTAGTAACACCTTGGTAATTTCTACTTGATTTAATTTTTTCTAATATTGCTTCTCTATCAATATCAATTGTTCCACGTTTATCAATAATCTGCGTTTTAATGACAACATCTTCTTTTTTTGCAGGAACCGGAATAACAACTTCAACTGCTTCTATTTTTTTAGGTATAGGTTTAACTTTTAATTTGGCTAAAAGAGCAGATGACATATATATAATTTTATGACATAAAAAAGTTTTATGTTCTTATATAATATTTAAGTATTTGAGAATGCATGCTGCAAATACTTAAATCATTTATTCATGAGTGATTTTTGATATTATTTTTTATTTAATTGTTTATAACTCATCAAATTTAGACAATAAGTTAGAACTAACTTCTGTTAATCCATGTTTTCTTAGATGTGATTTATTAGTCATATCATTTAACCCAAAACGTCCAGTTTCGAGAAACTCATTAGGAGAATCCATTGACGTTGTTGGTGATGGATAACGTTCCCCTGTTGACAATGCAGCGGTTGATGGTGTAACCATAATAGTTGGGGAACGAGGACTTGCAAAACCCCTGCGTGGTGTAGTATTTCGTCGTGTAGATGGTGAACGCATTTTACGCATCGCAGATTTAGAATAAATGACTTCATGCACATTTGGATCAAATTTAGGCGCAGATTGAATGCTATGTTTTCTCTCGAATGTATCATCTTTTACATTTTCTGCATATGATTCTGCTAATTTTTTGCCAGTAAGACGAACTCCTCTAGACAACGCGCTTAGCATTCCTCCGCGTCTATATCTTCTGGAACGTCTTAATTGTTGTGTTTTTTTATGCGATAAACGTGCATGACGTTTTTTAGTATTTGATTTTTTATAAGCCATATAAATAATTTATATATTTTATTTTTATGCATTCAAAATTTATAAACAATTTATTCGATTATTGCTGTTCAATTAATGCAATTGCTTCTTGACACGCAGACTGTTCTGCTTTCTTTTTAATTTTATGGAGTGATTTTGCAAGAAAAATAAATGCAAACCCATTTGTAGCATAGTATTCTTGAAT